TTAACTTGTATACTATTACTGTTTATTGTAATATCATCTGTTGTTAAAGTAGTAAATGTTGTTTGTCCTGATATAGTTACAGGACCAGTTGTAGTTGTACTTTCATTAACAATAAGTCCATTTGATCTTACAGGATTAGTTGTTATAACTTCGCCGGTGCCGGCTGCACGTAATTCTAAATCACTATCTGATACAGTAGTTGTAATAAAGTTATCATCAATTAGTATGTTTTCAAATTGGCTTGAACCTAACTGTGATAGATCACCTGTGATATTAAAGTTTCTAATTGTAAAGTCTGTTGCTGTAATATCAGCCTCAACATCAATTGTGCTAACTTGTAAATTTTGAAACGTAGATGTGCCGCCAACTGTAATGTCATTACCAATGCCTACGCTATCAGTAATGTTTACTTTGCCTGTTCCATTAGGACGTAATTCTAAGTCAGCATTACTATCAGTGACACTAATAACATTTGTTTCGATTGTTATGCCATTTAAATCTGCATCATTTACATATGCAAACCCCCAACGCTTATCTTCCTTACCTAATTTAAAAGTATCGTGTTGATTAGGTTCTAAGTCTTGGCTAAATTCTGTATTAAATGTAACTGTGTCAGTTGGTTGATCACCTGCTAAAGACAATGTACCATCAAAACTAAAATTATCTGTAATATCTAAGTTTCCAGTAAGACTAGTATCACCGTTAAGATTAATAAATGTTGACACAGGACTATCAATAGTCATGCCACCACTTAGACTTTCTATTGTATTGCCACTTAGTCTTATATTTTGATTTTGTACTTTTGTTCCATCTATAATAGCAATATTACCATTTGTAGTTACAGTCAAACCTGCTAGTGCATCAACTGTTGATTCGTCAATAGTAAGTGTGCTGTTTCCTGTGTCTAGGTCAACAAAAAATTGTTCACCAACTCTAAAATTTCCTAAGTGGTCTGTTGAGCTAAAATAAATTGTTCCTGAATTTAATTCTTCAGTTTCGTTTGCTTGTATTGCTCTACTTGGGTCATTGTCGACAAATTTTCCTGCACCTATGTATCCAAAGTTATGCTGTATAAGATACATTAATGTATCATTACCGTCTGCAACAGCACCCTTATTACCGTATACGTTTGCTGATCCAATTGATCTTAATTCTGCACCGTATAGTATTGTAGAACCGTCTGTGCTTAAATGTCCAGTTGATCCATTAACAGCATACAAGCCTCTATTAGCAAAGTATGTAAAACTATTAAGCCATTCTACCCTAACTCCGTTTGTCATAGTAAGTGCATCAACGCCCGGTGTAATAAATGTTACAGCATGGAATAACATGCTTGCTTCGTTGCTAGTGCTTAGTACACTTGCACCATCTACTAAGGCACCTTTACCTGCATCAGCACTTGCATATCCTCTTGGATCACTTGCACTAGTTGTGCTACCTTGTGTGCTTACTGTAATATTTTGTACATACGGACTACGTGATGTCACTGTTGCATTAGGAGCAAATCTAAATGCATAACCTACGTCATTTCCGCTGTCATAAAAGAAATCTTTTATTGTAAAATTTTGAACAGTAGTTTCGCCGTTAAGATGAAATATATCTCTTGAACTTGAACTACTCGGAGGAGTAATAATTGTATTTCTTATGTCGTGACCTGTAACAGTTACTCCTGCTGGTACAACTAAAGGACATGATTCTTCATATTCGCCCGGCAATACATAAACTGTGTCGCCTGCTGATACTTGTGTTAGTGCATAATCTATAGTTTCAAATGGTGCTTGTATATGTTCGCCATGACTATCGTTGTCTCCATTTTTTGCAACGTAAAAAGTTTTGCCAGGCTTATGAATTAAATCTACTCCGCCTAGTGCAAAGTCTGTTGCATTTATTCTAGAAACATTTGCTAGTCTTGTGTTAGTTTCTAACCAACGTTTGTCGGCTTTACCTAAATCATACGGAGCATAATTTACATCAGTATTTGGATTAATATCACTAGTTACATCAGTATCAAATGTTACTGTGTCTTGAGCTAAAGTATCACCAAATACAATATTACCTTCTAGTGTAATATTTCCATCTGCATGTATATTGCCGTCAACATGTAAATTATTAAAAACTTCAACTTGACCTGTTCCGTTAGGGCGTAGTTCTAAATTGCTGTTACTGTTTGTTGTAGAAATGTAATTGTCATCAATAAAAATGTCGCCTGTTTTTACATTAGTACTAGTAATTTTATATCTTGCATCAAGTATTACATCACCTGGAAAAGGTTGTATTGTAGTGTTTTGTATGTTAAAATTTGCTATGTCTGCTTGTGTATCAGCAATTAGAGATACTGTTCTAGTAGTACCTGAGACATGTAGCGGATGACTAGGAGATGCATTTCTTATACCTATCTTGTCGCCTGTTACGTCAAGATAAATTAAGTCTGTTTCAAAGGCTAGGTCAATGCCATTTCTTTCCAGATTGGCAAATAATAACGGACCTGAGATTCTACCTACTTGCGACATTTAAAGTTCTCCTACTTGTATTTATTGGATTACTTGTCGAAGTTATGTAGTACAGTAACTGGTTTATTTAAGTCTGGTGCTGATGTGAATTTGATATACCAACCGTCGGCATACGGTGCATTAGGACCTGTTAAACTTCCGCTTACACTTTGTTCTAATGTATAGTTTGTTGTGCTGATTTGAAATACGTTTTCGACAAATACTAAAACGTTTTGTGCGGCTGCCGGAACAGGAAATTCTGGATCTCCGCTTGCTAATGGACCAAATACAGTTTCAGTTGCATCACCGTTTCCTAAACTTTGTTGTGTAATTCCAACTAGTACAGGTGTAACGCCTCTTACTCCTGCCCATGCTCCGTTTTCATATACTTCAAATCTGTTGTCTGTTGTATTGTATCTAAAATGTCCATTTTCAGGATTAGCAGGACGTTCTGCTGTTGTACCTTTAGGCACACGTATACTGTTAGTAGATTCCATGTACACTTGATCATCTACATCAAATTGTACGCCTCTACCATAGATTGTTCTTCTATTTGTATTTTGTGCCTTGAGTAATCTCATTATGTAATATCCAAATAACTCACTGTACAAGCAAGTCTACCTGTACCACTTGCAGATGGTCCACCGTTAACTTGTACGCTGTCGCCTGCATCTAACACAATTTTTTCTGTGTCTAATGTAAATGTTTCACCTGCTGGTAATGACAGTCTTCTAACTACAGAAGTAACTGTATCACTGTACGATCCACTTGCTGGAACAAAGTGCAAATCAAATTCGCAAGTCTCATTTTCAGGAGCAGACGCACTTGGATCATACGTATTGCATATTAAAATGTTTGTAATAGCATATGATTTACTTGCTGGCACAGTTAACATAATGTGTCTGTAATCGCCACCACCTTGATCAATTATTGCTTGGTTTACTATTGCCATATTGTTTCCTTAAAAAAGCATACTAAAAACTAGTGCTCTATTTTTACTTATTATTTCATCACGTTGACTTTCAGCATTAACGAAATACATTCCTGTACCTGCCGCTTGTGCTGGCTTAGAATACAGTAGTATTCCATCGTCTGGTTCTGCAGGATCTGTTACACCGTCAACGCCTTCATGCGGTGTATATCCTAATCTTAAATTGTCGTCAACAACAACATGTCCTGTTCCTGTTGCACTTAAAATTAAATCTTCTTGACTTGTGCCAAGTGTTTTTATTTCTGTACCGTGTACAGTTTGTTCAATTCTAATTCCATATTGATCTGAATATGTAGGACGAATATCTTGTATTAAGTTTCCGTCAATCCCTACCTCAATTCTACTTGGGCCTGAAACACTATCATCATACACTTGTACTCTAGTGTCACCTACTTGAACTCTGTTCGGAACAACCGTACCAAAGAAGTTTGTTACAGTATCGTCTACATATTTTTTATTTGGAATATGATCATCGTCGGTTACTCGTGTTTCGTAACCAAATGTTCCTTTAACAGTTAGCATACCGGGGTTGGGTGTTACATTGCCTGATAAATTGTATTGACCTAGTAAGTTTAAGTCAACTCCTGGAGTAACAATACTAACAGTTTCAATACCACCAACTCTACCACTTGGAGATCTTACACTCCATGCACCTAAGTCTGTAGTACCACTATTTTGTGTATCTGTCCAGTTTAAACTTTCAACAAACAGCCACTGGCCGTCTTCTATTGTACCTCTGTCAACACGAAGACCGGAAGCGCCATCTCTAGTGATGCCGTTCCCGGTTTCGCCTTTGTTTAATACAATAATATTGTCTTCAACTGTTGTGTTAACAGTATCAAGAGTAGTTTGCGTTCCTTCAACAACAAGGTTACCGGTAATGTAAACATCACCAACTTCCGTTCCTGTGTCCAGTGTAATTCTACCACCGCTCTTAACAACTACTCTGTAGTTGCCATCGCCTACTCTTAAATACTTGTCCATAAGTTAATCCTTATGCGTCTTCAGTGAAGTCTGTATCGTCTGTACCTAGTAATGTATCATCATCACCAGCTTCTTCAATTTCAACAGCGCCATCTGTGTTGCTTGTACTAAAGTTCCATGCAATTGACTGTCCGTCTAATGCGTTTGAACCTGTTCCACTTGGAGCAACGATAGTTGCCTTACGTCCTGAAATTTTACTAACTCCGTAAGTTTCACCGTCATCACCTTTTACACTAATAGCCATTTCTGTGCCTGTTAGGTCTGCTGGTAATGTGCCTGTTGTTAAGAAACGATCATATGTAGTTCCTGGTGTACCGATAGCCGCTACACGAAACTTTTTAGATCCTAATTGCTTTACAATATAACCTTCAAGTACACTTGATGTACCGTAAAAGTCTACTTTGATTTCATTACCACCTGCAGTAGCTGGTCCAAAAAATCTTTTATTTACTGGTCTTCCCATTTGTTTTCTCCTATATAAGTAGTCCTATCCGGGTTCTATCCGGTACGCTGTGGGTTAAACAGCATAAGTCCGCCTTGCGGCACACTATTTGACATATGTATTTATCAAAAGAGGTAAAAGCTCTGTTAGGTAATTTAGTCAAAAAAATAGGACCCGAAGGTCCTATTTTTCCAGTTTTAATTAAAACTTAGCTAAAGCTAACATTAGCGTTATTGATCGCAACTTTACCTAAGTAATCTGCTGCGTTACCAAGTGATGATGCTGTGTTAGACAGTTCAACATAACCATAACGTGTCATAAATGATACGGTAGGTTCGAATGTTGATGGATCTAATACAACGCCACTTGACATTAACGGAATGTATGGGCAATAGAACGCTGGTGCGTCTGATTCACTTGCACCTTTGTAACCAACAAGTACGTCAGCGCCATCGGCTGAGTAAGTGTTAACGTACACTTTCATTGCATTGTTTAAAGTACCAACCATCTTAGTGTTAGTTGGAGCTTCAAATGTACCTTCAGTTGTTCTTGCAAACGCTGAAGTTGTTGCACTTTGTAGAATTGTTAACGCAAATGGGCTAACTACGGCGTAGTTACCTGCGCCTCTACGTGTACGCTGTGCAATCAAGTTAGCAACACGGTTGATTTGAACAGCTAAAGCAGCATGCTCGTCACCAACGAATGTAGCTGTACCTGATACAGCAGCTTGGTTATATGTTTCAGCGGCATTACCAGCTAGGCTGTTTAGGCTTGCTAAAACTTCTTGATCAATCTCAGCGGTAATTTCTTGTGCTAAAGCAGCCATAATTTCTGCTTCAACGTCAATACCGTGCATTGATTGTGCATCCTGTGCAGCTTCAAAAGTCCAGCGAGCTGATAGCTTTCTTGACTTCGCTTCTACAGTTTGCTTCAAGATTTGAATGCTTAACTTACGTCCAGCTTGGCCTTCTAAAGCTGCTGTAGTAGCTGCTTTATCGTCCGCTGCGTTACCTGAGTAACCTTCAGCAATCTTGAATGGGCTTAACGCCTCTTCACCCGCTGCTGTGTCTGTTCCGCTTGTGCTATCAAAAGCTTCTGCGTAACGTACACGTAACGTGTGAATTTGACCAACAGGGCCAGTCATTGGTTGTACACCAACTAGCTCGTTAGCAATAACAGTAGGCATTACACGTCTGATAACAGGTAGGATAACACGGTTAAGTGTTGCTACGTTACCAGCTGAAGTTGCGCCTGCTGTTGCACTCTCAGACAAATACTTGCGAGTGTTTTCTAGTGTGGCAGCCATTACGCTTTTCTTGTTACCGTCTAGGCCTTCAAGAAGAGCATCTTTGGTTTCTGTCCAGCGACTTTCTAATAGTTCTGACATCATTTTCTCCTTAATTTAATCCAGCAAGACGGCGTATATCAAGTACATTTGATTCGTCTGCTTTGACATGTGTCGTTGTTTTTTCTCTGTTGCCTGTAACTTCTGTGCCTTCTGATAATATTGCCTTACGCTTTGCTGGAGTCTGGCCATCAATAACTGATGGTAGGTACTTATCAAAAGATTTTTGCAATCTGTCAGTTTGTACACTTTCCAGTAAGTCTGTCATAATCCCTTGCTGATCTCTGCTCAATGGAGCAATTAGATCGCGCATGATCTTTTCGCGGTTTGCTGCTTCAACTAATTGCTTCTTCTCAATTGCTTGTGATTCTGCAAGTTCTTTAGCTTTAGTAGCAAATGCTTTTGCTTCTGCAAGTTGTTTGTCTTTCAACTCAACAACTTTTAGTAACTTAGCACTTTCGCTTTTTTCGTTTAGGTAGCTATTTGCATATTCATTGCTGAATGATTCAAATATTTTGCGACCAAAATCGTTTCTTCGTGCTTCTTCAATATCTTCTTTAAGTTGAGTAATTTCTCCTTTGAGAACTTTATCAACAGTTTCTGATACCGCTGTAGCACTTCTTTCAATAAAGTTAGATTTAACTTTCTTGAAGTGTTCTTTAGCTTCACGTACTAAACGTACTTTTGTTTCGGCTAAATCTTTTTTATCTTCATAGAACTCTGCAATTTCTTTAGAAAGAGCTTCAACTACAAATTCCTCAAGCTGTGCATATCTAGATGCCATTGCTTTCTTGTCTTCGTGTAATTCACCAACTTCTTTTGAAAGTTGATCTAATACAAAGTTTTTCATTAGGTCTGCGTTTTCACGCATTGCTATGGCATACTTTGCTTTAGCTTCTGCAAGTTGTTTACGATCTTCTGAAAATTCAGCAATTTCTTCTGCTAGTCTTTCAGATAACATGCTATCAATGGCTTCAACCATTGTTGACTTGTCGTGTTCGTATTTCTTTGCAAATTCTTCACGAAGTTCAGCGGTAACTTGTTGGCGATTCTCAGTGATCTTCGCGTCCCAAGCCGTTTGTATTTCTGCTTTTACTTCTTCTGAAAGTGCGTTGCTCTCGAAGAGTGATTTTAATGCTTCCAACATATTAATTTCTCCTCAGTTATCGGAGCCCGCTTATTATTCCTAATAAGCTCTCTTTTAAATATTTTTGTGCCTTTTGGTCTTCTCGTGTTGCCTGTGCTAGTTCGTATGCCTGGTACCCTCCGCGGGTGTTCATCAAGTGTTCGTATATTGGCGTTGGGTACGCTCCAGGAGCACTAGGTTGTGCAACTACGTCCACTGTAATAATTTCAAAGTCGGAAACGTTTCCGCTTCCGTCTTCTGATACGTTACCAGATCCCCTAGATGAGACACCTAGTTTAACTCCGCTTTCCAGCATTGTTTGCACTAGTTGCCCCATTGGGGTTGGTAATACTTTTAATTTACCATAACCGTTAGGCCCGTCCATCCATGTTTCTGTAATCATGTGTGATACGCGGTCTAAGTTAATGTTAAGTCCTTCTGGATGATCAACCTCTCCGAGAACACTATATCCTCCCTGGATTTGGTCATTAAGAGTTTTGACAGCCCTGCCAATTTCTTCTACAGGATATACACGTTGGTTTGCATTACGCACTCCGCCTTGTATACAAATACCTTTTAGGTATAAGTCTTTTCCTCCATTGGAATTTTCAGCAGACTCAACGACCATATTAGCTTGGTCAAATGTCAGATGCTCTCTTAAAAAGTTTTGCATTCAGTTTCCTTATTTGCCGACTACAGATTTCTTGTTGTCAGCTTGTTCTGGCTTCCCTTTTTTCTCTGCACCGTGACCTGGCTCTGATTTGCCAGCTTTAGCAGCTTTGCCGCCTGGTACATTGATGTTTCCGCCATCTTGGTCTTTAGGATTCAGTTCTCCTAGACCAGCATGGTCACCACTTCCTGCTTCTCCGCCTTTAGCGATGTTAGCTGAAGTACCACCCATGTTGTTCGCACTTGCTACTGGTGACTTTCCGCCGTCTCCATTGTCGCCTGTGCCTTTCTTTTCTGCGCCGTGTCCGCTTGCTACTTTGTCAACGTACTCACGCATTTGTTCTCTGTCTGATTTTGGTGTTGCTGCTTCGTCAACTTCTTCGTCTGAAGCCTCATCAACTTCTTCGTCAGTAGCTTCGTCAACTTCTTCGTCTGATGCTTCGTCTACTTCTTCGTCAGCTGTTTCAAATGCAAATGCTTCTTCTTCTGGCTCTTCTTCGCCTTCGTCGTCGCCTTCGCCTTCTTCGTCACCCATCATTTTTTCAAATTCTGCTTTTAGGTCATCAAGTGCATCTTCTAGATCAACAACACGGTCTTCAAGCTCTTCTTCGCCTTCTTCACCTTCTTCACCTTCGTCGTCACCGTCTACTTCGATGTCCTTCATCATGTCGTCTACTGGATCTCCGCCCATTTCAGGCTCACCTTCGACTTCAAATTCGTCTAGATCAAAGTTTTCGTCTACTTCTTCGTCACTTGACTCATCAACTTCTTCATCACTTGACTCGTCTACTTCTTCGTCAGTAGCTTCATCAACTTCTTCGTCAGTTGTTTCTTCGACTTCTTTGTCTTCTTCTTCAATTTCAATATCTGATTCAATTAGATTTGCATAGATGTCTCTTGACTTCTCTACAACAATTTCGTGGAATAGTTCTTCTGCACCGGCTTTGTCTTCGTTAACAAGACGCTCGAGCATTTCTTCGAACTTATTTTTATCTGCCATTTCATTTCTCCTATAAAAAGTTTACCTATGGTAAGGCTGTCATTTGTATTTACTATTTATATGGAAATGTACGTAGATATAGGCTCAAAACGAGCCATTTTAGCTAGATTTGCGGGATACTGAAGATTTTTTTAAAATCTTCAAGCTCTATTGTACTAAAGTTCTCAAAATTATTTAGTTCAATTGGCTGATAATTATCTGGTGCTATAACTCTTATAAAGTTAGTTTTTTTATTATCTCTTATAACTGTTTTGGTTTGTCGTAACCAATTACCGTAAAATGTAGCACCTTCATTGCTTCTTTTATAGTTTTTAGTATCGGCATATATGTTATTAAATTTACTATGATCGTCTAAACCTTTGTAATCAAACCCTAATATATAAATGTTATCATACTCGTGTTCGGCCGCTAGCCATAATGCTGTAGGACCACTTGACCATCCTTTGCTAGGTTGGAAGTAGTTAATGTTCTTTAATTCAGTGTATGCTTTGTTATGATTGGTCCAAACAGTGTTTGTATTAGGATAACCGCTTCTAGATATCTCTAATATCATTTTTACATCTACAGCAATAAGATAATCCGGAGCAAAGGTTCTATATAGTGCATTACATCCGTAAGTTACACCTAGTTTTGCTAATTGTTCTGGATCTATAGAAGATCTACTTACACCGTTACCCAATACAAAGGCAGTTTTACTGTCTTTATTTTTTATAGACCGTGTTATTTGTTCTTTTTGTTTTTTAAGTTGTTTTTCTAGTCTACGTCTGTTGCGTATTACTAGCCATTCTTCTTTTGTATAAAGAGACTTGTCAATTTTGGCCATTATTAAACACCACCAGCCTCCGCTTGTGATGCTATACCATACATTTGACGTACAAAATCTAATTCATTTTGTATTTCTTCGTGGTGTGTTTCTGATGCTTTTCTTATTCTATTAATTTGACCTAGTGTTAGTCTAGTTTTTCTTGTGTCTGTTGCCTTAATCGGTGATTGATCATGCTCAGGCTCGTAGACTTTATCTTCTACAGGCTCAAGTGTTTCTTTATCAAAATAAAATAGTTCTCTAAGTATCATACTGTATTTATACCGTTTGGTCAGTTGTTGGTGTTGCACCTGCGCCTAGATCGGTTCCTGTCGTTGTGTCTGGTGGTGTTGCTTCACCACCGTCTTCTGATGGTACAGAAGCATCTTCATCTTCCATGCCACCTAAGTCTGCTTCCATTCCTGCTCCTGAAATACCTCCGCCACGCATTTCGCCTGCGGCATCTGTTGGTGGTGTTTCAAGATTTTCATCATTCTCTTCTCTCCACAGTCTTTCGTTTTCAGCAATCTCTTCTTCTGTCATGCCTAAGAAACGTTTTAGTGCAAATCTATTAGAAATATAAGGTATTGCACTCATTTGTGTGTATGTTGGTACACGAGCATTATCAACTTCGCTTTGTCTATACGATGCAAAGTTCTGTGGTGGTTGGAAAATAAGGTCAAACATTGATGTATCAACGTTCATGCCTTTTTCTAGCAAGTATTTTTTAAATTCTTTGTCAAATTCTTCAATGAGCATGCCTTGTAAACGCTCACAGTAAGTATTAAACCTTAATTCTTGAATATATGCTGTTCCGACTCTACCATCATTGTACTGGCTACTTGCGTCCTCAGCCCCTGTAGGCAGGTATGAGCTAGGAATTCGTAAACCGCGTACGAGCTTATTAGTAAAATATCTAAGGTCATCAATTTCTCCTAAATTTGTACCACCGGGTAACGTTTCTACTTTAGATCCACGTCCTTCTGCTGTTTGCGGAAAGAAATAATCTTCATTAATACTTAACGGGTTGTAACTACTGTCTATAACATTGGTACCCCCGCCTGATTGGCTTGGAATACGTCTTTGGTGTATCTCAGTTTTTACACGTTCTACGAATTGCATAGCAAGGTGACTAGGCATATTACCTACGTCAACATAGAAAACACGTCTTTCAGGAGCACGTTGTACCCTGTATATAATAATTGCGTCTTCTAATAGTTCTTTTTGTTTGTATACTTTAAAAATTGTTTCTAGTAATGAATTACCAAAAGGATAATTGTTGTCTAACCCTTCACTCATACTTAAATGTACAACGTGTTTAGCATCAACAGCAATCTCTGACTCTTCTCTACTCCATCTAGTACCTGTTTGGCTACCGCTTCGACCACCTATGTGACCTTTTCCGGCACTTGCACTTTGGTAACTACCCATTCCGCCATTGTTAATTTGACCGTTTGTTTGATGTGGAGTAGTTGCTACTAGCTCTCCAAAGTTTAAATTGAAATCTTTTACAATATATTGCTCAGGAGTTTTACCTTCTGATTCGTTTACAATAATTTTTGTTAGGTTTGCTGCATCTACATGATACAACTTTTTAGTTTCTGGATCTCTAATAAAAATTTGATCGCCATATTTAAATGCGTTACGGATTAATCTAAACATACGTGTTTCAAACTTATTAAGTTTGCACCATTGTTGTAGATATTTTTGTAAAATAGTTGTTTCTGAGTTTGTTGCTTTTTGTTTAAAGCTCAATGCAAAGTTTGTACCGTTTTGCTCATTCTTTTGAGTACAAAATTCAGCAAGAATGTCTAGTGCCGCATTAACTTCTGAATCACTATCCATTGTATTATATTGTCCATAGCGTTCAACACGGTTAGGGCTACCAACATACACATCAGGTAGATGTGAATTATAGTTTTTAGTTGCAGGACCTGGCTGAAGTCCGCCGTTAGAATTGCTAAACGGACTATAACTTCCTTCTGCGTTAGTACCTGTCGGTACTGGGGTAAAGTATTTTTTCCAGCTCATTGTTATCCTTAATCAACTAACTCTTGTGTTAGTCGTTTATGACCTCTATTAATCTCTCGTATTTCAATTAGAGTTTGATTCATTGTTCCTAGTGTTGTATTTAACTGATTTGCAAGTTCTTGACCCATTCCTGAACCCATGTTCTTAATAACATCAGCCGAAGCTGTGCCTGTACCACCGCCAAATAGGCCTTTATTGTCTTCTGCTAGTGCTTTATTCATGTCTTCTAAAGACCTTGCTATTTCTTGCATATTTCTATTATACTGTGAAAGTTCATTAATGTCAAGATCTTTTTGTATTGCATTTACATTGGTGGCAAAATTGTCTAAATTGTTGATTCTTTCAAAGGCACCAGCAACTCTCTCCATTCCTGCGCCTATACCACTCATTTTTTCTAATCTGTTTAAAGCATCTGGAGTTACACCTAATGTTTTTGCTATATCTTTGTCTTCTGATGGTAAAGTTTCAGCGTTAGCCTCGGCTTCTGCTCTAATTTCTTCTGGGCTTGACCCAAGTAACCCAAATGTTAGTCCATTTAATAAACTGCTTCCTGCATTACCTAATGATTCGCCAAATCCTGCGTTTTCATCAGCATTAAATCCTGACACGCTATCAAATATTCCCATTGCGCCAGCGGCAACAAGTCCAATACCTGGAATAAATTTAAGTCCACGCAATGCTGTTTTACCTAAACCTTTTGCAGTTGCTCCTGCAGTTGCGGCAGTTCCTGCAGTTGCGGCAGTTGTTGCGGCAGTTGTTGCCGCTCGAGACGCTACTGTTTTTGCGGCTAAACTGCCTGCTAATGACGTTGCACCTGCGGCTAATGCACTAACTACTGCTTTGGCTGCAAACAATCCGGTGATAGCAAGTACTAAACCGCCTATAACATCTGGATCGGAGAATATAGCCTTAAAGCCATCTTTAATTCCTGTTGCTAATGCAGAACCAATAGGCTCTAGAACACTTCCTATAAGTCCTTTTTTCTCACCGTCTTCACTACCAAACAATGCTTCTTTAATTGCTTTGCCAGGATCTTCGCCAAATGCTGTAAAAAATTCTTGTAATTTTGGTGTAACTGTTTCTGTTAGATATGTACTAAACCCTTCTAGTGCTTTTTGGAACGGAGCTGCTGAGCCTTCTTCACCTACAAACCCTGAGAACCACTCTGTCATGCTTGTTAGAGCTGGTGTTAGTGTTTCTACTATTGGATTAATAAAGTTATTTGTTAGTGCTTTTTTTGCTTCGCCAACAGCAGTTAAAAATTCACCCATTACATTAAGTTCGCCGTCTTTTGGTGGTACTGCTTTTGCCGCTTCCATGTCTGCTATGAATTGATCTCTTGCAAATACTAGTCCTGAACCTGTATCAGTAAAGTATTTTCCTATCTTATCAGTCTGTCCTTCAAACAATGCTGATATTTCTCCTGGTATTCCTTCACCACCTGCGGCTGCAAGTGCAAGTATTCCTTCTAAGTCGCCTGCCGCGGCTACTTGTGCTTCTAAGTAATCGGCCATTCTGTCGCTTTGGCCTGATTGAAATTGTTCAAGCGACACACTACTGTCTAGTGCTTGACCTAACATATTACTTACTAGTGTTGCGTTTTCACTTTGTGTTGCTGTAAACAATTGAAGGTCTCTAGTTACCGGAGGCATACCTAAAAATTCTGCTTTTAATGCATCAACAGCAACTTTGCCGCCTGTTGCTTGTGCTTCTGCCATTGCGGCATTTAGTTTTGCCCTTTCATCTGCATCAAGTTTTGCTAATTGCATTTGAAAAGCCATGTCCATTTGAGCTTGTGCAAGTTTATCTTGTTGTGTTTTAATATCTTCACCTGTTAACTTTGAAAGTGTTAACATATTCTTTGTTAAACTGGCTGCTGCTTGAGCTTGTGCCGCTCTGTCTTGTACTTCTGCTCTTGATCCTGCTCTATTTAAGTAAGCACTCAAACTCATTTGTTCGTTTACTTGCTCCATTGACAAACCCATGGCTTGGAATTGTACAAGCATGTCTTTTCCAAGACTATCTGTCATTCCTGCAACAGTTCTTGCACCGCTTGTAACAGTTCCGCCAAAGGCTGCCATCATTGATGTGTTTTGAGCAACCATTGCGCTGAACTCTTCCAACGGCAAACGTGCATCAGCGGCTGTAGATCTTAAATCTGCTAAACTATAACCAAAATCAGCACCTGCTGTAGCCATTGATTGGAATGATTGATAACTTCTATCAAGTATTCCTGTAAACATTGTTAAAGTTGAGCCAACTACTGGTATATGTTGTGCAAAACTTGATAAACTATCGCCGCCTGTTAATAATTCGTCAGCGAAACCTTTTAATCCGCCAATAGCTGCACCTATACCCATACCGGCAAGTTTAAATAGGCCACTGCCCATTAAGTTTAGATACTTGGTGTTGTCTTGTACAGCGTCAGTGTTGTCTTCTACAGCATCTCTATGTTTAGTTGATACTTTAACACCTTCTTTTTGTGCGTCATTGTAGGCTTTTTGTGTTTTGGCCGCTTGGCCTTTGCCGTCGCCGCCACTTGCTTTGGCCATTTTTTCCATGGCCGTAACTAATCGAGCGAGTGTTACTTCGCTTGCAACACCGCTTTCGCCACCTACATTTTCAATTCTAATTTCGTCAGCCACTTATTTTCAGATCCAGTTAAGTACGTACATAAATATATTTGCTATATACGTTTATATAGTATTTAGCCAGGAGAAAAAATGGAAAATCAAAAAAGCAATCCGTTACAGAAATATTTTAGGCAACCAAAAATATATCTCACTTTACCAAGTGGCGGAAAATTTTACCCTGCGGGAAGTTTAGAAATATCTGAAAGCGGAGAATATCCAGTATTTCCTATGACGGCTAGGGATGAAATAATGATAAAAACACCAGACGCTTTACTTAACGGAGAAGCGACTGTTGCTGTTATTAAGAGTTGTATACCGGCGATCGTTGATCCTTGGAATATGCCATCTATGGATCTTGATGCATGTCTAATTGCAATTAGGATTGCAACGTATGGCGAGAAAATGGAGATTAGTATTAAGACTCCTGTTTCAGGCGAAGAAAAAGACTTTGATTTAGATCTAAGAATTATGTTAGATCAATTTTCAAATGTAGAGTATATTAGTAAAATGGACTTAGGTGACTTAAAAGTTAATTTACGTCCTCTAACTTATGGAGAATTTACTGAAACTAGTAAAAAAACATTTGAAGAACAAAGAATATTTCAAGTTCTAAACAGAGAAGATATAAGTGAAGGCGACAAACTTGCATCATTTAATGAAAGTTTTAAAAAATTAACAGACCTTACTATTAAAACACTTGAGAAATCAATTGAGTCAATTGAAATAGGCGATGATGTTGTTACTGACAGAGAACACATTAAAGAATTTATCGCAAATACTGACAAAACATTATTTGAAAAAGTTACTGACCATGTTGAAGTGCAAAGAGCACAATTTCAAGTTAAGCCAATAGTAGTAGATGCAACTCCGGAAGAAATAGAAAAAGGAGTCCCTGCAACATATGAGGTTCCTGTTTCGTTCGACCAAGCAAATTTTTTCGTATAAGGATATTAGCCCTACCAACGAAACAGATTCTTCACGAAGTTGATATCCTAGAAAAAGAAGTGAAGGAGATGCGTTACAATTTGTTCAAACTCGCATGGCATATGCGTGGGTCACTTTCTACGGACGAAGCGTTTGAACTTCCTCCAGAAGATAGAGATATCATTGCTGATATAATTAAAGAAAATCTTGAAACAACTAAAAAGTCTGGCTTGCCTTATTTCTAAGCAGGTTTCATAAGCATTTGTTTTACTACGTCTTGTAGTTTTGCTTGCTTAATTTGGTCTGCTAGAGCAACTAATTTGTTGTTGCTAGGTGCTTGTCCAGGCTTTTGTTTTGGTTGTTGGACTGTGCTTGGTTTAAGTTCAACATTTGCTTCTTGACCAATTTGTGCAATTTGATCATTTGACATACCTGCATCAGAAAGTATATTAACTATTGAACCTGTGTCAGTTGGAGAACCTGCTGACTTCCATGCTTTAAATAATTTGTTTGCTGTAACTTTATTTCCCAAGTCTTTGGCTTTTTGTTTAACAGCACCTGCGGCTTTACCTGCAAGGTTTCCTACACCACGTTTTAATTTTGCACCTATTGTATTTGGATTGTTTAAAGGTAGTTCACCTTGTGCAGGTGCTTCTGCTAAAAACTGTTCAAAACGTGCTTCCATGTCTATTGATTCTGCTTTGTCTCCTACAGGACCAAAGTCTGAAAGTTTTTGATTTTTATCAAAGTTTTTATCCACTGGCTGAGCCATGCCGCCACCTTTAAGTGCTAGTTCTAATTGCTCTTTTTCTTTTGGTGGAATAGGTTTTGCTTTTTGTGCAGAATCTACTTTGCTGTCTACAGCGGTCATTGCACCAGTAACAGCAGCCGCTGCTCCTTCGCCTGATGCTTCAATTGCATTTAACAATTTGTCTAAGTTGTCACTAGCCGCTGACCATTGTTTAACTTGATCAGTTGTCCATTCTTGTTCTGGAATATCTTTAAGTGCATTCCATAGTCCTGTTAGCTCTTTATTTTCTTGTGTAACTTCTGCCATAAAATCGTGGAACTTAGCAGCTTCTTGATAATATTCAGGAGTAAATGTTCCTGCATCTCTTAGTGCGGCTTCAAATCCTTCAAATTCGCTTATTTGATCAGGTGTTAATACTGTATCATAGTTGTAATAAAAATTGTTTATATTACCACTCATAGTTAGTTTTGTTGAACCTTCTAGTACATCTGGTGTAAATCCTTTTTCAGCAAACACAGCATCTTTAGCCGCGGCCATATTTGCTTCATCAAAACTGTCAGCCATACCTGCTAGTTGATCGTCACCTGCTGTTGCAATGTTTTCCCAAACAGCATCAGAAATAAATCTAAATGCCGCTCCTGCAAGAGCACCATATGCTGCAACTTTAGCAGACTTACCAACAGCGGTACTTAACTTCTCACCTTGTAGTAAACCTTTAGTCGAGCGTAGGATTAAACCAGCGGCAGCACCGCCTGCAGGACCACCTGCAAACGCAGCGATTGTTGTTAGTATTGCAACACCTAGTGTTGCTTTGCCAGGATTTTCTTTTGCCCAATTACTAACAGCCTCAATACCTTTAACAACTTTACTGTCACTGTTTTTTGCTTTGATGTCTGCTTTTAATTTTTCAAACTTAGCATCAGCATTTTGTACAGGACCTGCGTCTTGTGCCATTTTACCAAGTTGGTTAATTTTTTGATCAATTTTCTTAGCCATGTCTACAGGTAGTTTTGCAATCTTACCCGCTTTGCCTAACATGCTAGTATTGTTGCCGCCTGCCATTGCTGATTGTTCAGCACCTTGGAATATACTTTTTATTTGATCAGGTGTAAGTGTTGCTTCTGCTAAACGTGAGTATTCTTCTAGCATAGGCCATAATTCTTTTTCCCAACGGTTTAGATGTACCTGTTGTGCTTCTGTAAGTTCTTGCCAGCTCTCATTAAGTATTTTTTGTGATCTTGGCGCAAATGTTGTTACTTCATTTAACTTCATAACATGCTCGCTAACTGTTTTTTCTCTTGCGGATTCAATGCTTTTAATTGTTTCATTATTGCAGGTGGAACCTTAGGTGGAACATTAGGTTTTGCTTGCTTAGGTTTTCCGCCTTGCCCTGGAGAAGCCGCTTGCGGTGCGGCGCCAGCCGCGGGTGCTATTTTTTTAACACCTTGTTTACCTGCCATAGCGTCCTTAGCCGCCTGCATCATCGCTTTATTAATAATATTTTTATTTACTACACCAGTAGGAATTCCTGGAACTTTAGCACCTTTAGTATTTAAAAATGCAGTAAGATCTTCACCAGTAGCAGTTTTTATGTCTTTGTCTTGCGTACCAAGATATCTACGAAACTCGTTGTATAAGTTATTTGCTGTATCAGATAAATCAGCTTTACCAGCTAAATTACCTGCTTTGCCTTTCATACCAATAGCACCAAGAGCTCTTGCTCCAGCAGCTTGTCCTGCTTTCTTTAACATTCCTACAGGTGCTTCTTTAAGTGTTATATCATCTATACGCATTGTGAATCCTTTGTGTAATATTACTTTGTATTTATATGTTTCGTTGCACGAAACAACTTTTCGCTTACGCTCAAAGTAAACACTTCGTTTGTTTGAAGTAGTAATATATGAATAAAGCATTTTTACGTAGTAAAAATGTAATTACTTCATGTAGATTGTTTCAGTCAGACGGAACCTATTTA